CTTTCATAGTAGAAGCAACACCTGTTGGTATATGAGGTGATACGTTTCCAAGATTTGCTGTAAACTCTTGTTCAAAAGGCAAACCGTTTACTACTGCTGAAAAAGTAAAAGTAAAAGTTCTTAAAGGCTCATCTTCACCATACCACACAGAGTTTGCTTCTTGAAGACCTGGCGTTAATGTGCCTGTAAACCCAGTATCAATAGTTACATTAAATCGGTTTGATCCAGCACTTGTTTCAGCAAAAGCAAAAACAGGACCGCCTTCGTAAGCTATACCATCTTGAACATTAGTTCCATACCCATCTACAACACTGTCTAGCGATAAAGGAGTGTCTATATCAAGAGAAGGTATTTGTAAGTTAAAATTATCTACTAAGTAAATAGGACCTGTTAATATGCTTGGTTTTATGCCGTTGCTAGGTATAGTTAAACTTTCTAAAAAAGGCGTGTCGTTAAACTGGTTTAAGCCAGCAGCTCCACCTCCTCCAGCGTTCTGATTTAAAATAATGTCATTAATATTCTTTATAACTCCAGTTGTGGAAGTTTCCCAGAATATATCTAATAAACTATCCACAGGGTCTGTTTCATAAACAGAAAGATATTGAATACCTGGAGCTGCAGCGCTATATATATTTACTTGATCGCCTATTATTTGAACAACAGGAGCGGATGCCACTAATTGAGCAGGTTCGTCAAAATTAAGTTCGTCTGTGCTTGCAACAGTAACAATATTGCTTAACTCAACTTCAAGTGGTGATACGCCAACTGGAGATATATTCACTACAGAAGTACCAGCTGGTATCTGTGCGTTACCCGCAGCGGCTGAAACTTGCATGCCAACCGCTATTTGATTAGCACTTGTTCCTCCAGGACTAATTGTATTACTTGATGACCCAGTTTGTAATGGAACGTTTTGAGGACCTGGCACTCCTGAAGTAAAGCTAACAAAAGCTAACTCTGAAGGAAAACCTGGGCCGCTAATTATATCACCCACTTGTAAATCTCCGGTGTCTCCTATAACATTGTTCAATTGTATAGTGCTAGACGTGGCTGCTATAGCTATGATACCACTAACGCTAGTAAAATTTACACTAGCTAGTTGACCTATCTTGTTAGCTGTATTTATTCTAGCTACATAGGGATTAGACTCTATAGAGTAAAACTGAGGAAAAAAGTTTGGTTGAGGCGGTGTTATAGGATCATAACTAAACATGTCTCTTACTGTAGATATTGTTGAAGCAAAATCAGAAGTTCTTCCAGGATAGTACTGCTCATTGCTTAAACCTAAATTAGTTAAAGCTACGCTAACGTCTACAGAAGAATTTTGAACTCTACCGTAAAGTTTAACAGAACTTCTAAATTGATCCTGTAGTGGACCTACTTCCGCTAAATCTCTAGGTATTTTGTTTATATTATCACTTATTAATACCGTATGAGATGTTTCTCCAATTTCTAAAGTTTGATTTTCTGGATACGAAGCCATAATACCCGGAAGATATACGTTATAGTAGTCTTGCTCTGTTTGTTTAACAACAACCTTAAAGCTGTACCATCCAAGTGGGTTGTAAAGATTAGAAGCTGAATCTCCATTGTATACGCCAGGTCTAGCGGTTTCTGGATCTCTAGTTTGACCTATTACACTATTAAATAGTACTTTTATAGAATTACCAGGCCAAGTTACTGAATCAATGTCATCATCGTTGTATGGAGAATAAGCTGTGTCTCCTTTAAAAGAAGCGCCATTTGGTAATGTTATTTTTCTTTGATTATTAGAAAGTATAGTTCCAGACTGTCTACCGTATCTATCTGAAAGCACGATGCCTACTTGATAGTTTCTATTTGTTTTAACTGAACTATTTGGATATTCTATTTTACTAACTCTATTTTCAAGACCTGCGCCAGGTTTAAATGTTAAAATAACAGTTCCAATTGGAAAAGTTACTGTTTGAGTGAGAGTTATAATCGCTTCCGTGCTAGCAGCTAACGTAAAATTTACCACTTCTTCTAATGTAACGCTTGCAATTTGATTTAAACCAACATTAAAAACTCCGTCAGCAAGCTCAGTGACGCTTGAAACGGTGGTGCCCGCTGCTATACCAGTACCCGTAACTGTTGCACCAACAGGTATAAAACCAGTTATGCCCGACACGGCTATAGTACTTCCAACCACAGTTGTAACTACACTAGCAGAAACATTAACACCTGTTCCGTTGTTATTTGTAGATTCAACTATAGTTCCTTCGGGTATAATAGTTCCAGTTGTATTAGATGTTATTTCCATTCCTGAGAAAAATCCATCAGGTGGTGTTAAAAGCTTTATTAAAGTAGCACTTATAGGTTGACCTGGAGCAAAAGTACCAGCACCAACGTGAGTTGCTGTAACTTCGTTTAAATTAAAATCTGACTTTTCGTCTATAGCGCAAAGATAATCTATAGACTCAGGAGCTGTATGCTTGTTTAAGAAATTTCCATAAATAACTCTATTTCCAGAAACCTCTTGAGCTAAAGCTCTAACTGGGGTTTGATCGTATACCCTTATTAAATCTTTTTCAGGTAATGTTTTAAAAGGTTTTTGAGAGTTATAGTCGTATGTTAAATACATTGGCTCACCTATGGTTATAGGTCTTAGATCTGTCAAAGAAACAGCAGAGCTTAGTGTTATTTTACCCGAAGTACTTGGGTTTACGTTTGGATTATCTGGCTCGTAGTTTAGCACGGTGATATTAGTGTCAATACCGAAACCTGTTACGTAGCTACCAATTTGTATGCCACCTTGAACATTGTTAACTAAAACCTCATCATCATTAGTAGTGTCTCCATTTACAACGCAATTAGCAGATTGATTAAATATAGTTGAACGCTCTATAGTGTCTATAACTTTAACTGAAGACTGGTCTGACTCTCTATATAATATGTCGACAGAGTCAACTAAAAGCTTTGTTCTTAAATCGTAATTATTATACGGTAGAGGTATTCTTAGTTGTATTTTATCTACTTTGTTTTCAACAAAAGAAACTATAGTACTTCTATAAGCCTCACCTTGATCATCAAGCTCAGGCATTCCTCTAGTTTCATCATTAACATATAAAAAATAACCATCTTGTCTAGGTATAAAAGCAGATTGTGTAAACGTAGAAAACAAAGAATATTCATCATCTACATATTTAAATCTATAACCAAACCTTACAAATTTATCTTCTAAATAAGTATCATCTCCTGGAAAATCTTTTTTATATTGTTTGCTGTAGTTGAAGACAATTTTATCATCAACAGCTAAAGCGGGCATAGTAGCGCCGGTTATAGTAACTGTCCATACAGCAGGATTACCTCCAGCCGCAGCAGCGAAAACTACGGTATCAACTACAGCGGAGGTTATAGGTACTATAGAGCCATCTGCGTTAATGTAAGAAACGTTAGCTCCTACGTCGTAAGGGCTGGGTATTTGTTCTTGGGCTATATACCCTTTTAAGTTTTTTAAAACAAAAACAGTATCTCCAGTGTTTATAGTAGTTTCAACAGCTGCTTCGCCACCATTTGGATAATACTTACTAGTAACGTCCTTCATGGTGGTCTCGTACTCAACAGTAGCAGATGTAGACTCTTTACTTTCTGCGTAAAGCTCTATACACTCATGAGGGTTGTATTTAGCTACTGATATTTGATCTTCTGTAGTGTAATATGTTGGTATAGGTTGGTTTGTAGGGTTTGCTAAATCTACATTTATTTTTCTTGGCTGGTTTCTATTGTCTGTCCAAAAAAGTAGATTTTCTAGTATATTAACCCCATATATAGGATGTGTTTTAGAAAAATTTAAAAAAGCGCCTTGAGCTAAAACGGTTAACGTTCCTTGGTTTGTAACATTGTAAGATACTATAAAAGATTTACCCGCCGCATCATACGTTAAGTTAGAAGGATTTTTATCTGTATAATTTGTAAAAAACAAATACATAGTGCTTGTAGAGTCGTCCATAACTTGACCTATGCATTTTAGATTTGTTACGCCGACTATTGAAGATACGTCTCTAACAAGACTGTTTCCAAGTACGTTTTCTAAAGATCCAACGTTTTCACCTTCAGACTTATTAACTTGTACATTTACTGCGTTTCTGTATTCGTTATCAGGAATAATACGAGCGTCTAAGTCTTTGTTCATCTTAGACCTTATAAAAGTATTTTTAACTTTAGCCATTTAATTTTAGTGTTTAATCCATTTAGATTTACCTCTCATTACCTGAACAATCTCGTCAAGCTTAATATTGGATAACCTTATTTTTGCGTTTCTTAATTTAGCTCTTCTGTCTTTTTGTAGTCTTTGAACTAAATACTCTTGTTGACCTGATCTTGTAGATACTATAGAATGTAATATAGATGCGTATAGAGCGTCTTCAGCTAGCTTGGGAACTTTAGTGTCTACGTCATGTGCTAGACCATCAGAGATGTACTCTAAAACTATTAATCTATTTGCTAAATTACTAGAGAAAGACATTTTGCCCTCTCTTTCGTTTAGCGTAAACCAGCCATTGATTTGAGCAAGCTGCGGATCAAGACCGTATTGTCTACCCCAGTTCCAGCTACCTTCAAATCCGTAAGCGTTTTGAAAGTCAATAGCTTCATCTATATTATTAAGAAGCTGACCGTTTAATAAGTTGTCATTTGCTTTAGCCCAACGCTCTTCAGTTATCGATGTACCTTCTAGATTTTCTCCAAAGTTATCTTGAGTAGGAATTCCTTGAGCATCTTGAATAGGGTTTTCGTAGGGGTTTATAGTTAAGTTGTTTGCAGGGTATATAATTCTTTTTACACCAAGTTGGTCTATAAAAGAAACCCTTACATAATTAACATAGTCTTGAGGTAATACCACGCTTAAGCTAGGTGGTATTGTAAGCTCTTGAGAGTGAACACTTTTTAAAGTGTCATAGCTAAATTCTTGTAAACTTCTTTTAGCAAAAAATAATACATCAGACTTTTTAGCGTTTTGTATTAGCTTTCCATCTCCTACGTAACCAACCATGAAGTTATCTATAGCGTCTGAGAGTTTAATGTACTCGTAGCTTCCATAGTTATCCTCAACGGCTGTACCAAAAGCATCACCGTTTCCGTAGTTACCACCATCTAAAGACTTAAGTTGAACTACAAAGTAAGTTCCAATAGTTGGAACTGGAGCAATAACTATAGCGTTATTTACAAGCGTATATGTTGTTATGTACTCTACAAAACTTCCAGGTAAACCTGTAGGCGAAGTGAATAGCTTAAAGTTATTTAAAGCATAGTCAACGTCTGTTGGATCAAAAGATCCAAGTATTAAGTTAGTATCAAAAGTTGTAAGAAAAGAACCTGAAGCACCGTCAGCTATAAATTGCTGAGCACCTTGGTAATATTGTTGATTTGTTTCAGTTATTAAACCCATTTGTTACTATGATTTTTCGTTAATTGAAGCTTGTTGAGCTTCTTGCTCCGCCGCTTGTATAATTGCAGGGTCGTTGATAATAACACCCGAGTATTTTAATATATTTGTTATTAAGCTTGTTTGCTCTGAGTTGTCTAATTCAAAGTCAACAGAAGAATTTGCGTTATATAGGTACTGACCTAGATTACCAGGTGTAAAACCCCATTGTGGCAATGATGGTTTAAATAAGCAGTTTATGTTTAAAGCGTTAGGTGTTGGAGATACTTTTATTAAAAGTTGACTTGTAGTTAAAGGCGCGACGATTGCGTTTGTAGTGAAGCATATAGGGTAACTAACCGTTGGAGATGTTAGTTTTGACCTAGTTATTTGAGAGTAATCGCTTTTACTAGCTAGTTGAGTTATAGAGTTATAAGTAGGGTTTGTAGTGTTATATGTAGATACAATTTCACCAAGCTTATATATAGTACCTATACCTGTATATATGAACCCATCATTTGCCGCGTTGTAAGTAAACAAAGCTTCTTTTTCAAAAGGATATAGCTTATATGAAGTGTCTTTAAACATGTTAAAAAACTCCGTATCATTTTGTGTGTTGTTTTGGTTTTGACGATTTAATTGATTACCGTCTGGAAAATAAGACGAAAATATTTCGTTTTGAACCAGTACAGCAAGACTGTTAAACTCACTAGGGGTAATATAACCTCTTTGCTCTTTGTTTAATATGTACAAGACTGTTGTGTATACCGTGTTTATATTTACCGCCATTTTTTATTTTTGTTATAATAAAAGGCCCGAGTTAACGAGCCCTATATTAGTATTACCTGTTTTTATAGTTTTTTATCTATAGACTTATAGATTTCTACTCCTTCGTCTGTTTTTAAGAAAGCCGCAAACGCTGAGTAAGGGTTTTCGTCAAAAGGAACGTTCATTAATTTTCGACCAGTTGACACCCATATGAATGTTCGTTGATCTTGTGATAGACTTATAATGCCAACTTCTTGTGCTCTAATAGCAAAGTTTCTTAATTGTACATTATCATCATTAGCTAACTCAATAAATAATGCTGGATTTTGTCTAGCAAATAGCATTAAGTCTCTTCTAAGTTCTTTAGAACTCATAGAGTTTACTTTAGATCCAAGCTCAACTCTTAAAATTGCCTCGCCGTGATCTACATCCATAGCTCTAGCTGCATTTAGCGCGTCTATTTGCATGTCTAGAATATCTAAATCATCTGTAGCTTTAGTAACAGCACTAAATTCTTGATATAGTTTGTCTTTTAAAGGGTGGTATATAGACATTAGTTTTTGTAAGTTTTGTTGTTCTTTTGGCACTGCCAAAGTTCCATCTTTAAACCTAATGTGGCCCATTGTGCATTCTCCTTTTTGCTCGTCTACAAGAGATGAGCTTTGGTTAGTTGCATATCTTATTTCTCTTTGTTTTCCAGTTGACTCATCGAAGTATAATAAAGCATGCTTTCTTGTATGCCTGCCTGGTATTGTTAGTGTTAAAGGAGATTTATTTCCTTTTAAATAATAGACTCTATCTTTGATTTCCCACGTTGGTTTTGTGGGTTTTACTGGAGTAGTAACTTGTGTTACCACTTCTTGAGGTGCAACCTCAACTTGCTTTGCTTTAGCTTGTTTAGCCATAATATAATAAAATTAAATAATTTTTAAAATGTGACACTAGCCTTAGTATATAAGTAGTAAGGGGCTAATGTCATATAAAAACCCCCGCCCGAAGGCAGGGATTGTTATTAATATTGAATCATTAGATTCCTTTGAAAAGTACAAAGTTGTTAGCAGCTTGAGTTACTAAACATCTTTCTGATAGGAAGTTTACTTCCATAGCATCAAGAGTTGAAGTAAATGCTCCACCTGCAGAACCAGTTAACCAAGACTTCATACGTCTGTCATCGCTTTGTGAAGCTCTGTAACGCACGTGTAGGAATGGTCGACGGATATTAGTTCCTAAGATCTGATCGTAAACTGTAGAAGTTCCAGCTGGTACTAATACACCTTCAATTGAACTGATACCATCAACACCACCACGAGTAGAAGCGTCGTTTAAGTATTTCCAGTCAGTCTTATAGAAATCGTAAGATCCTCTACGGAAGCCACTAAATCCTAAGTTCAAAGCCATTTCTTCAGAATTTTCAAATAATCCAAAAGCAGTACCTCCAGCAAATCCACCAGAAATTGCAGCTAACATATCGTCAAAATCAAGAGATGTTTGTCTCTGTAAGAATAACATGTTTTCTTCAATTGCTCCTTGAGTATCTAAATTCTTAAGAATAGCATCAAATTCATCAAGTCCAGCAGCAGCAGTAAATCCTACTTCTACATTTCCACGAGATTGAATAGCAGCAAATAAACCTTCAGATCCTGGAGATGTAACACCACCTACTTGATCATACTCAGCTTCAACCATAGACATTTCTAAGTAATCTTCAAAACGTAAGCGAGTTTCAGATTCAGCTTTTAAATACCATAAGTATCCAGATGTTCCATCTTCAGTTGCAACTTCAACCCATCCAATTTGAGCCATGTCAGAACCATTAACTACGTACTGGCTTCTTAATATAATTGGCGAGTTAGAATATTGAGTTAACTGAGGATCTATTGAAATTCTTCCTTGGTTTTGTCCACCAACTAGAAAAGCTCCGTCAGTACTTTGTCCTTTTGTGTATTGAGAACCATATACAAACACTTTAGCACCTGTAGCAGCAGCAGCGCCAGCACCAATAGCTGCAATTTGATTATTATCAAAAGGCTGTACAACGATGTCAGTAGCAGCAAGACCAGATCCAGCATATGCACCAGAATCAGTTACAATTGCTTTACTTTCAGCTCCAGTTGTAGGATTTAAGAAAACAACAGTGTCATTAATTGATATTACATTTTGTAAACCAGCTGTACCAGCTACAAATAATGTGATAGTACTAGTTGTTCCAGCAGCATTAGCAACAGATATACCAGCATAACTAACATGTAGTCTGTTTTGTTCTGACCAAATTACTTGATCTGAAGTCATTGGCATTTCAGCGCCAACCATTCTTAAGAATCCAGATAGTGTACGGTTTCCGTAACGCTCTACTTCTTGTTCGTAAATTTCAGGTAAATACTGTTGAGCGAATGAATCGCCACCAGCTCCTGGTCCAGCAGCAGCGCCGCCGTTAAATTGTAGGTAGTTACTATTTAATACTTCCTGAGTTCCAGAAGGGATTAAACTACCAAATTGAGGAGTTAAACTCATAATTGTTTGTTTTTTTAGTTAAATTTTTTTGTTTTAATTCTTAGTTTTGTAGAATCAGCGCCTGAAATTGCTTTAACCTTAAATCCGTTTAAAAACACTTCTCCTTGAGTAGACCTAGCTTTGGTACTACTTAAGTTTTTAGAACTGCTTACAACTTCTTTTACGGCATCCGCTTTTCCTTGCTCATAAAAATGAGCTGCGATTTTATCTACGTTGTCAGCAGCATACATAGCTTTGTGATAACCTTTCGTATCTTTAACATTACCATCTGAGTCTAGGAACTTCCCGACAAGGTTGTTAATATTAGATTGGCTCTCTGCAACTTTATCACGATTCTGAATATTGTACTTATAGCTTTTTTCGCCGACTTTAATATCGAAACCTTCGAAGTTGTCATTAAAATGCTCTTTAGTACTTTCTTTGAATCGCGCGTGTTGTTGCTCAGCTGCTTCTTGCTGCTTATTATATCGGTTGAAAAAGTCTGTAGCTTTTTGTTGGTCTTGAGTAACGCCCGGTCTCAACTTGATCTCGTCGTAATATTTACTCTTCGTCTCTTCCAAATAGCTTTTCGCTTTTGCAACTTCTTCCTTAAACGCAATTTTTTTCTTGCGCATATCTCTTTCTTCGTCAAGGTCTTCATCTACGATAAAATCCTCTAGAAGCATATCAATGTCTTCGCCCTCTAAATAAGGCTTTTCTTTTTTATAATACTCTTTAAGTAACGTAATTTCGTCAACTTGAGAGTAGTCGGCGTTAAGCCTAGTATAATCCTCTATTGTCCCACCTGTATCTTCCATAAAAGAAACTAGCTTTTCGATGTTCTCAGGTAAAGCTTTACCAAGAATTCTTTCGTCTTGTATTGCTTTTTCTACTTGAGCTTCAACCTCTTCAGTCTCTGTTACTTCTTTGATTGCAGAAAACCCTTCAACATCCTGGTTGGACTCTTGTACAGGTTCTCCCACCTTTGCGCTATCTCCGGATGGTTCTTCCACAGATACTTTCTTTGTTTCTCCGATTTGAATGGCATCTTCTTCTTCTTGTTTAGGTATTACTACTTTTGTAACTTCTGGCGGTAAATCAACCAAAGGTTCTTTAATATTAACTTTAATAGGCTCATCGCTTATCGGTGTTAATTTTTTTGGAGTTTTCTTTTTAATTTTAAACTCACCTTCCTGCTTAACAGGTTCATTTGCTTTTTCTTTTGACATAATAAAATATAATTAAATAATTGTTTACTTTCTACATGAAAGCTTGCATACCCTGATCGGGTTGGTTTTCGAAGTCTACAGGTAAACTGTCGTTTTGCCTTTGACTTATAAGCTCACTCTGCTGTGAAGCTTCCATTTTGCTACGAGTATCTTTACGGTCCTCAATAGCATTTTCTTTTTGTTGCATGTTCTGAACCTCAAGTTGCTTTAGCTGCATATCAAACTGAAACCTAGTTTGCATTTCTTGAGCTTTTAATTGAGCTGCAATTTCCATACGTTGAATCTCCATTTGATTCTTAGACTGTTCAAACTGAACATTTGCACTCATTACAGCCTGCTGCTTCTGCACCTCAGCCATAGCTGTTTTCTCTGCAGTGTCTGCTTGAGATTGTCCTTGAGCCGCAATATTAGCTTGTTGATTAGCTTGATCTTGCTTAGCTTTAGCTTTACGCTTTATCTTAAGCATTTGATTTGCTAGCTTAAGATTTTTAATATTTCTTAAATCAATAGCATCTTCTAAATCAATACCACCTTGTTGTAATGCAACTTGTATGTTTGCTTCCAACTGAGCTTGCTCTTCTTCGTCTGGCTCTAATTCTAAGAATATACCAAAATCGTGAAGATTTAAGTTTATAATCTCATCTAAAGTTTTTATGTTATATGTAGATATAGAATTTTGTAGAGCACTTCTAGTTAGTGGAAATTCTAATGCGTCAGCTATTTTAAGCGCAACGTTTTCGGCTAGTTTAAGGGTTATGTAAAGACCAGACTGATTAATATGTCTAGTTGCTACATTAGATGCATTAGCAGCCATCTTTTGAAGCCCTACTAGCGAGTTCTTCTCCATAGCTGAACCGTCTCTAGCTTCGTTAAGTCCTGTTACATCGCGAATCATCTGTAAATAATATTGATACGTTTGGATCAATGCATTTATCTTAGCTTGACCACTTGAGCTATTAAGTTCTTGAATAGGTACTTTGCCTGGATTCATATCACCATCTTGAGTAAGTGATCTACCAACGATAGAACCTGTTTGGAAATACATATTCAATGCCTCTGCTGGGTTGTAGTTAGTTCCATTACCAAGATCGACTTCTGCAAGTCCGTCCATATCTAGGTAAACACCGTCTGGCACCATTCTAGATAATACTTGTTGTAGCTTTAAATGCGTTAGCTGAATCATATCAGCAAACCCAATACACTTACTTACTAGAGACTCAATACGTCCTTTGTACATTCTAGGCGCACATAAAGCATAGT